CCAACTTCTAACATCTTTATGCACACTATGTAACTGGTCATCACCACACAATAATTTTAAAACATAAAAATCAAACGCACGGCGCGACAACAAATAAGTTGGGGCATTATCTACCCACGCACATGCATTGATTATATATAATACAATTGTATTAAGGATTAAAGTCTCAAACCACCCAGATGGGTTCGCCTTCTTTTTAAGGATAATGTCACCTTTAGACGTGACAAACAAGCTATAAAGCGCTTGCCTAAAAAGATTACACCAGAATTTATAAAAATATTCTCTTATTTCTGGGGCGAAAAAACCACATTGGGCACGGAGTCCGGCAACAAATTGCCACTTCAACATACTAATATCATACTCCTTGAAATCAATCCCATAATTCATATCCCACACCATGCGCCCTAACGTGACATCCCAATTACCATAGTGGTAATCTGACCCAGCAGAACAGCTGGTAGCATCACTAGACATTAGGCGATCATGCATGTCGGAAAACATAATGTAACAGGCCATATGAAACTCAGCAGGAGCACTCATGAACATACGAGTGCGTCCATCATCATTCTTCTCTCTAGTTATCAACTCATCCTTCAAGCAGGCGCTAAAAAGCACCCACAAAGGATCATCTGTAAACAAACTAAGCATGTATTCAATCACATACTGTTTTGCCAGAGAGCAACTGTAAAAATCCTGCTTCGTCTCATAAATTCTTCCACAGGGGTTGTTTTTCGTCCCCCAGGAACCTCCACACGATTTCTTCAACACTTCGCTTCCTTTCATCTTAAGGAAAGCGGTGTCAAACATTTTGCTCAACAGAGCACACATAGCCGGCTCATCAGTCTTTAACGGTAATTCTTCAACCGAAGTTACACCTAGAACTGATGCGCCATAACAAGCAGCACCAAAATGCTCGGTTGTCCATTCAACAACCTGATCCATTTGGTCACTGGAGACAGGGCACTCGCCCTGGTGATCTCCATCATACGAAAGAATCTTTAACTTCTCTACTGCTAAACTCTGCGTGCCTGGAACATAAGCAGCATCCACGTCCGAACTCGTTCGTCCATTGAACCTCAACCACCATGGGTTAGGTCCATATTTCGTCTTCATTGGTACAAAACGTGGCATGTGCCCGACAACAACCAAGTTGTCTAAAACCCCCGGATAATTATTCACCGTGTCGACCTGAAACCCTTCATGGAGTCTCATAGTCGGGGGGAGCCACAGTGGATCCTCTATTTTAAAAAGAGACCGTAGAGAGCGACCCCAATATTGGGGACCTTGCCCAAATCTACGCCATCTCGAGGCCCACGTGTATGTACAAAGCATGGCCTACCATCAACATACCCTATTGCACCAGACCATCCAGGTTTGGTGGGGCATGAGTGTTTCACCACTATCCGACCTAAAGCGTCGGGAGCACTAACTGACTGGATAATACCAGGAGTATGCTCACAGCGAGTGATACCATTTTTATCAACAAAGGTAGGCCCATACACTTCACAAATTTTTCCCAAACATTGTTCAGGATGCACAGGATCGGATGGTGCGGAACTCAACCCTTTCAAAGGATACTTAGGGCAATACGCCACATCGGCACCAGGAACACACTTCCACTTATCAGTAGAAATCATCATGTGACCTAAGGGATGAAAGACAGACGCGTCTTTCTCAGCTTTCCACCCGTCCTTTCCTGCCATAGCCTCAGCGGCTAAAATGTGAGATGCAGTTACCATGTAGTTACCGACTGGGGTAACTACTCCTTTCATCATACTGACAATCTCACACGATACCATATTGGTTTGCAATATGGTTCCTCCTAAGCCCAGTCCTTCAGCCTTTGTTTTATCAACTCGGGTTGGGGCGGGTATAATTTTTGCGGTCTCCACACCAAAAGTTTTTTTAATGGAGAACTTCGCTTTCTGATCACCACTCAAACTATCATGCCATTTAAAATAATCAATCCGAAAGGCCTTTCGTTGAGGGACAGACTTTTTAAGCCATTCCTCCTTCGACACTTTCTTCGGATAACTATCAATAAAGGTCATATCACGGTGATCACTATCTTTCTTAACAATTTCATTTTTCTTAACAACAGGTTGAACAACGGCCGTCGATACACTAATTACCCCCGGGGTACCTTTAACAGGTTCCACCACGCGGGGGAGCTCGACACCATCAATGTAATCCGTTTCCATACTTTGGGCATCAGCCATCCGCTGTGCAGCTTTCGAGGCATGCGCACGGTTGGCATAATCTTGTCCTTGCTCATGCGCAAGTTGATGCCGTGCCTGATTGCTAAGAATAGCCTCCCGGGCATTCCTAAACGTCTCATCTTCTCCTTCCACCACAGTAGCCTTCTTCTTCCAATCGCGGTTATGCAAACGCAACCCCATCGATTGGAGGTCATACTGTGCCTGTTCTAAATCTTCATCTATAATCCCAATACATTCAACAATGTCTCGTTGTTCTGCCATCACTTTATTCAAATTCTTCTGCAAATCGTTCAACTTATACAATACCAGCAGAGCCGTACCAATGACCCAGGTCGAGGGGCTAGTAACTAGAGAGTACACACCTAACATGATCTTC